GGTGATTTAAGAGATGTTATGTCATTGTTTGATGGCATATCATGTGGACAACAAGCATTAAAAACAACAGAAAGGAGTTAATATGGGTGCATATAAGAATCATATATTTCATATATATGACCATGATGAAGAAGAATCATTTCAGATTGTTGGTAAAAGTAAATTTATGATGTGGTTAAATGACCATGCAGACCAACAGAGATACTCATTTTTTTCAACATACAAAAAACTTAAACAATATATAGGAGAATAATATGAAAGATACAAACGGTAAATTTAAAGTTAATATAGACATGAAAGATATCCTAGTCACAGAGGAACAGAGGTTAAAGTTCCTACAATTACATAACAAACTAAAAGAAACAATAGATTACATCTCTGAGTGTCATGACATACGATTGTCAGAGGTATCTATGTTAGATGAGTTACTACATCATTTACATAGTTCATTAAAGTTTGTTCCACAGAAAAATCCTGATAGTGATACGGCAAAATGGTATGCAGATTATGTGTTAGAGTCAGATGAAACTGCATGGACACCTATGTATGACTAATCTTACGGTCAATGTGCCAAAGCCCAAAAAGTTGCCTAGATATGTAGTGCAACAAACTTGGGCTGATGGTAAATCCTTCTATAGGTACAACCCACCTCAAAAGTATGTTGATGCAGATATTGTACAACGTATAAACTTAGGCGAGAGTTTGTCAGAAGTAAGGCAGAAAGCAAAAGAGTTTAATGATGCTATAGATAACTATATTGATAATTTAGAAGAAAACATGTCAATAGAAAAGTTTCCTACATTATTAGGCTTGTCTGTCGAATATAAAAAATCTAATGATTTCAGTAGGTTGAGTGACAAATCTAAGAAAGATTATACATACTTTTTGAAAACTGCAATGGAAACAAAGTATAGAAATAAAAAAGTGTCAGACATAAAACTGAAAGATTTTAATGGTGCAGTTGCACGACAGTTATATGAACTGTGGCTTAATCGTGGTATATCTATGGCAAACCACATCTGTGCTGTGGTCAAGAAAATGTATTCCTTTGGTGTAGAGATGGGATATTCTGAAACAAATCCATTTATGACATTTAAGATGAAGTCTACACATAAAAGAAATGTTGTGTGGACACAGGAACAGATGCGTAGATTTCTTGATGTAGCCTATGATGATTTTGAGTATAGGAATGTTGGACTAATAGCACAAATGGCATACGAATGGTGTCAAAGAATAGGAGATATGCGTGTATTGGAATGGACTAATGTCGATTTTAATAAAGGTGTGTTAAATTTGCAACAGTCTAAAAGACGTTCTATAGTTTGTTTGCCTATTGAAGAAGATTTACTTGCTATGTTAGTAGAACAAGAAAAAGATTTTGGCTTTCAGAAGTACATTGCACCCTATACAAACGACAGGAGTGGGGAATATGTTCCATACAACATAGAACGTATCTCACAGGTAGCCAAAAGAATAATGCGTAAGGCTAACCTACCTGATAATCTATGGTTAATGGACTTTAGAAGGACAGGAACGGTTGAAATGGTTGAAGCAGGTGTACCTATGGGTCAAATTATGTCTGTCACAGGACACTCAAATCCTAATAGTGTTAGACCTTACATGAAAAATACATATGCTAGTGCTAATTCAGCATTAAAAGAAAGAAAAAAATATGTTGACAGGACTTAAAAATCGTGGTAAAAGCATTCAAATGCCCAACAAAAGGAACATATAATGATATATAATATACATGATATTATAAAAGATATACATATAACTGTAGGAGAGACAAAGAGAATGAACTGTCCTACATGTAACGGATATAATACATTTACTATTACAAATAACATGGGTTCACTTGTTTGGAATTGCTACAAAGCATCTTGTAATATTAAAGGTACTACAAGAAAGAGAATGACTGTAGATGAAATAAAGTCTGTAAAGGATTTTAAAAAGGGAGAGGAGTTTGTTTTACCTGAATATGTTGTACAGTCTAATGATAACTATATTCTTAAGTGGTTTTATGATAGGAGTATAGATAGTAATACTGTTGAGTTCTTTCATGATGTAAAAGATAACAGAGTTGTGTTTCCTATACATCAGAATGGCAAGACAGTAGATGCCATAGGAAGGTCACTAGGTAAGAGATTGCCTAAGTGGAAAAAATATGGTAGTAGTGGGTTGCCTTTTACCTTTGGATGTGGTAATGTGGCAGTCGTTGTTGAGGATTGTTTGAGTGCCTTGTGTATAGGTAGTGAAGTATACGTTGGGGTAGCTGTGTTGGGTACGACACTTACTGATATTCATAAGAGGTATCTCTCACAATTCTCAACAGCAATAATAGCTTTAGACCCTGATGCCTTACCCAAAACTATGCAGTTTGCAAAAGAGTTACGAGGGCATGTAAACACAGTAAAAGTTTTACGATTGACAGATGATTTAAAATATCGTAGAGAAGAAGATATAATTAATTTAACCAATATAACCCCAAAAGGAGAACCAACATGGAATTAGCACTTATACGTAGTTTAATGGAAAAAGACTTCTATGATAATCACAGAGGAGCAAAGTGTCCTGACAGATTGTTTAGTAAAGATGTTCGTAAGATAAAACAAGCATTAGATATTGCTATGCAAAAGTATGAAAGGTCAGTTACACCTGATGAGATACATGCTTTGTTTGTATCAGGAAACCCATCTATGACAACTGCACAGAAGAATGCATTCGAAGGTCTGTTTAATCAGATTAAGAAAGAGCAAACAATGGGAGATGACGTTGCACAAGAGGTACTATCTAAATTATTTCAGCAAGTTGTTGGTGAAGATATTGCTAACATTGGTTTTGACTATGTTAATGGTAGTCTTTCCACACTTGAACCCATTAGAAATATTCTCGAGACATATTCTGAGAACCTTATACCTAACGTCAATGTCGAATGGGATGATATAGATGTTGATACATTATTATCCATGAATGACCTTGAAGCAAGGTGGACATTTAATATAGAATCACTTGCTCGTAAGATTGGTGGCATCAATGCAGGACATCTTATTGAGGTAGGTGCAAGACCTAATACAGGCAAGACATCTTTTCATGCAAGTCTTATTGCAGGAGTGAATGGGTTTGCAAGACAAGGTGCTAAATGTATGATACTTTGTAATGAAGAAGGTAGTCATAGAGTTGGCATGAGGTATCTAACATCTGCAACAGGCATGGACAAATGGGAGATAAAAGAAAATCCTAGTAAGGCTAGAGATTTATTTGCACCCATAAAACAAAACCTATTGATTAAGGATGCTACAGGTAAAGACATGGCATGGGTAGAATCAGTATGTAAAGCTGTAGAACCTGATGTTGTTGTGCTAGACATGGGAGATAAGTTTGCTAGGACAGGTGGCTTTGCAAGAGCAGACGAAGCCTTAAAAGCAAATGCTATACATGCTAGACAGATTGCTAAGATGCATAACTGTGCTGTCTTTTATATGTCTCAACTATCTGCAGAAGCAGAGAATAAGGTTGTACTTAACCAAGCTATGATGGAAGGGTCTAGAACAGGAAAAGCTGCAGAAGCTGACCTGATGATATTGATTGCAAAGAACCCACCTGTAGAGGGTCAGGATGAAGAAGATTCTATGCGACATTTAAACTTAGTAAAAAATAAGTTGACAGGTTGGCATGGAATAGTGCATAGTGAATTTAATTATAAAACAGCAAGGTATGAATCATGAAAATCTTAAAAAAGAATATGTCATTTACAAAAAAGATTTTAGTAAATTTAATTTGGTATTATAGACATGTAAAAAAAATAAATAAACTATATGATTTTTCATATCACATAAAATATTTTAGGGAGTATCGTGAAGATATGTTTTGGGAATATTATGAAAGTGATAGAAAAAAAACTAAGATAGAAGATACATTTTTAGAATTATGGTTTTACTATGTTGAATACAAAAATTATGTTAGAGAGATACAATCAGATAGAGGTTTGTCTAAAGTAAGAGACGGTGTTTGGGAAGATAAAAATTGGGGATATTGGGAGTTTACATATACTTATTGGTTTAAAATACCTGCTAGTATGATAAAGTCTTTTATAAAGTATAAAGTGTTAAAAATAAAATATGTTGACCCACACATAGCATGTTATAGTTACCCAAATTGTGATGAAGCACCTAGTGGTTGCAATCATATTATGGGTCAAGATGCAGAACCTTATGGACACAGAGATTAGGAGTTAAAATGATAACAGTATTAGATGTAGAAAATACAACAACAAAACGAGATGGTAAGATGCATCTTGACCCATTTGAACCTGACAATAAACTTGTAATGGTTGGCTTTATTGTAAATGGTAAAGAATATTTATATAGAACAGATGATGTAAATGTTTCTTATCATGCAGAGATACAAAGCATACTAAATCAAACAACACTTCTTATATGTCACAATGTTGTACATGAATTACTTTGGTTGTGGGAGTGTGGCTTTGAATACAATGGTAATGTATACGATACCATGCTATCTGAATATATATTACAGAGAGGTATCAAAGAACCATTATCTCTTGAAGCATGTGCAATAAGATATGATTTAGAAACTAAAAAACAAGGAACACTAAAAGAGTATTTTAAACAAGGATATAATACAGATGAGATACCACATGCAGAACTATCACATTATTTATCTGCTGATGTATGGGCAACTAAACAGTTATATGATAAGCAGATTAAGTCTATAGAAAAATCTAATACAGGTATACGAAAAATTATAGAGTTTACAAATAGAATATCTATCACTCTAGCTAAGATATATCAGACAGGTTTTACAGTTGATGTAAAGTCATTAGACAAAGTTAAACAGGAGTTTCTAACAGAGAAGAATATAATATCAGAAAGTTTAAAAAAGAAAGTTAGGATACTGATGGGAGATATTCCTATTAACTTAAATAGTCCTGAACAAATGTCATGGGTTATATTTAGTAGAAAGCCTAACGATAAAGCATTGTGGGCAAATAGCTTTACACCATACATGAGTAGAGAAGATTTTAAAAAGACTGTTAAAGATAACTCAACTGTTGTACGTAAAGTTATAGCAAAGAAATGTCCTAAGTGTCATGGTTATGGAAAGATTAGAAAGACTAAAAAAGATGGAACACCTTTTGCTAGAGAAACAAAGTGTACACATTGTGATGCACAGGGTTATATATTTATGCCTACATCAGAGGTTGCAGGTTTAAAGTTTGCACCACCTACAGCTAAGTGGGTATCAGCAAATGGTTTTGGTGTAGGTAAAAATAATCTTGATATGGTACAAAGCATAGCTAAACAAAATAACATGTTAGATGCCGTAGACTTTTTAGGAGATTTAAAAAGATTGTCTGCATTAGAAACCTACCTTTCATCTTTTGTAGAGGGCATACAAGCACATATAAAAGAAGATGGATTATTGCATGTAAGATTACTGCAACATAGAACTGCTACAGGTAGATTTAGTGGAGCAGACCCTAACATGCAGAACATGCCTAGAGGTGGTACATTTCCTGTAAAGAAAGTATTTGTTTCTAGATGGGAAGGTGGCAAGATAATGGAAGCAGACTTTGCACAGTTAGAGTTTAGAACTGCTGCATATTTGTCACAGGATAAAACAGCAATGAAGGAGATAGAAGATGGTTTTGACGTACATAGTTACACTGCTAAAGTTATTACTGAAGGTGGTCAAAGTATTAGTAGGCAAGAAGCGAAAGCACACACCTTTGCACCACTCTACGGTGCGACAGGGTTTGGGAGAACAAGTGCAGAAGCAAAATACTACAAAGAATTTAACGAAAAGTATAAAGGAATCGCATCTTGGCATTCCAGATTGGCTAAGGAAGCTGTAACGACAGGCAAGATTTCTACACCTTCAGGAAGAGAGTTTGCCTTCCCTAAAGTAGAAAGATTATCTAATGGTAAAGTTACATACTTTACACAAATTAAGAACTTTCCTGTACAGTCTTTTGCTACAGCAGATATTGTACCATTAATACTAATGGAGATAGACAAAAGACTTGACAGGTATAGGTCATGTGTGGTAAATACTGTACATGATTCAATAGTGGTAGATGTACATCCTGATGAAATTGATGAGATACTACATCTAATAAAGCAGACTAATAATCGTATGACTAATTTGGTTAATGATAAGTTTAATGTAGACTTAAATGTACCATTAATTTTAGAAGCTAAGATAGGAAATAATTGGCTTGACATGCAAGAAGTTGTATGATATAACTACGAACCGTTAAAAAAAAGGAGAAGTATATATGGTAAATGAAATATCAATTAAGAGTATAGACAATGACAATTATGCAATCATGGCAAAAGCTATGGGTGTAAGTTTAGATAAAGAAAGTGGTGGTTCTACTTCAGTAAAACTTCCTAGACTACGTATCGTAAACCAACCTATCATGAAAGATTCAAAGATAAATGGTAAGAAGGTTAAGGAAGAAATAATGGAAGCAGGTCACTTTGAACTAAAACTTCCTGATGATGAGAATGTATTCTATGGTAAGAACATAGAGATTAGACTCTTCATGCAAAGGTTTATGTATAAGAAGTGGATACCGTTTGCTAACAAGTATGAGAAGACAGTATTCTCTGACAATCTAAACATTGACCTAAAAGATACTATGGGTACATTTAATTTAGGTAGACCTCAAGGTTTTCAAAAAGATTGGAATAGCTTACCTGATACTACTAAAGATATAATTAAATCTGTAAAAAGAGTTAGAGGTATTTTTGGTAAAGTTAAATTTACAGGTAAGGTTGTAGATTCTTCATTAGAAGAGGTTGAGTCACAAGAAACACCATTTATTTGGGAGATACATAATGCTACAGGTTTTAAAAACATGGGTGTTCCTATCTCTACTTTAGCTAAGATGCAAAAGATACCTGTCAATCACTACATATCTGTAGCTACAGATGAACAGACTATACCTAGTGGTAATAGTTTTTATGTTCCTGTAGCATCACTTGACTTGACTAGGACTGCAGACATAACGGACAGTGACCAAATATTATTTACACAGTTCCAAGAGTTTGTAACTAACTATAATGGTTGGGTTGTCAGTGAATGGGATAAGTTTGTAGCATCTGAAGATATCTCTGACCAAGACAAAGATATTGTTAATGAGTTTGTAGATGTAGAGTTAGCAACAGATGCAAAGTAACAATCCCTTTGAGGTGCATAATATAAACTACTTGTCACCTAGCAGTATGAATACCTACATAAGCGACATGCCTATGTGGGTAGCTAGGTATCTGTTTGGTATTAAATCAGGTAGTGGAGCAGGAGCAGTCAGAGGTATTATTCAGGAAGCTGCACTAGCTGATAAATATAAAACAGGTAAGTTTGACTTTAGCACATTACAAATGAATTTTATGAATATGTGTGTAGAATTTAAACTTGATTTAGGTGATATTAAAGTAGAAAAAGAAAGGAATCTATTAAGAAACTTTGGTGAAGTTATTGATGAAAACTTTAAGTATAAAGATTTAAAAGACTATCAAGAAAGAGTTGAAGTGCAGTTTGAAGATATGCCTGTACCTGTCATGGGTTACATTGATTTTAGATTCAAAGATAAAATAGTAGACTTAAAAACAACAACAAGAATGCCATCACGACCTACAGAAGCACAGAAGAGACAGATGGCATTTTACTCTATGGCATATCCAAGTCACAGTATAGACTTGTTTTTTGCCACACACAAAGACTATAAAAAGTTTAAACTTACTAGTCTATCTGCATATAAAAAGCAATTAAAAAAAGTAGCTTTTAGTATACAGAAATTCTTGTCTATAAGTAATGACAAGCATGAGTTGGCTTCTTTAGTATATCCAAACTTTGATTCATGGACTTGGAGTAGTGGTCTAAAAAAAGAAGCAAAGAAAGTATGGGCAGACGTATAGTGTCAGCCTATAGTGCAACTCAAATAGCAAGGAAGAATGGGTATAGGAGTGGTTTAGAAGATATTGTTGCTACATATCTTAAAGAACATAAAATAAAATTCCTGTATGAGAAGATTAAGATTGAGTGGGAAGACCTTTCTTATCGCACCTATACCCCTGATTTTGTTTTAGATAACGGCATCATTATCGAAACTAAAGGTAGATTTATAGCATCAGATAGGAGAAAACATATTGCTATAAAGAAACAACATCCTAATTTAGATATAAGGTTTGTATTTACAAACAGTAGAACTAAGTTACGTAAGGGTGCTAAATCATCTTATGGTGAGTGGTGTATTAAATATGGTTTTAGATATTATGATAGAATAATACCTGAAGATTGGCTAAAGGAAAAGAGAAAGATAAAATATTCTAAATTTATACCTTTTCCAAATAAAAAAGTAAAAAGGAGTTAACGTATGGATGATATAAATACAGAAGATTTTACAATAGTGGTTAGCCCTGTTCTTTCAGAAGATGGAAAGAAGTGGACAGGTGGTTTATATACTAGCATATTATATAATAATCAAAGTGCTTTAAATAAAGAAGATAAAAAAGCCTTATATGGCATCTGTAAACTAATGTGTAATGCTGTATTGTTAAGTAATGTAGATGATGATTTTAGAGAACACCTAGAAGATTTTACAATTACTAATGACACAATACATGATTTAGAAGAAGAGTTTATAGATAATCATGATATTATACCACCCAATAAAAAGTACTTGCATAATGAGGGAGATAATGTTATAAAGATAAACTTTAAATCTAAAACGAAAGGAAATGCCTAATGACTAAACCAACAGTAAAAGAAATAATTGAATTTGAAAAAGACTCACCATCTGAAAATAATTACAAACAGATATTTGAAAAAGATATGCCTAAGATGGTAAACAGAGAACTTGTAGAAGACATGGTAAATCATCCACCACATTATAATCAACGTGGTATAGAATGTATTGATGCTATTGAAGCTGCTACAGATGAAGGTTTTGAATATTATCTACAGGGCAATATAATTAAGTACATGTGGAGATACCGATATAAAAATGGTATAGAAGATTTAGACAAAGCTAAATGGTATTTAGATAAATTAATAGAGATTAAAAATGACAATAAGAGTTAAAATATTTGCGACATTAAAATTAGACCCTGAAGAGTATGCTGTTCCTTCCGATGGAAGTGTTACAGAAGAGTTTGAAGAGTTAGTACAAGAAGTTATACACGATATAAATGGTGTAGAAATAAAGAACATTAGAGTAACACAAGAGGAGATATAATATGAATAATGCAGGAACACAACTACCAACAGACTATCAAAATTTTATAGCACTTTCTAGATATGCTAGATGGATACCTGAAGAAAACAGGAGAGAAGAATGGTCTGAAACTGTTGATAGATATTTAAATTACATGAGAAATCATCTTATTAAAAAACATAACTTTGATGAGAAGGTGTATTATGAACTTGAAGATAGATTGTTCCATCATATTACAAATTTAAATATAATGCCTAGTATGAGAGCATTGATGACTTCAGGTAAGGCACTTGATAAATGCCATGTAGCAGGATATAACTGTTCATACCTACCTGTCGATAGTCCTCGTGCATTTGATGAATGCATGTATATACTTATGTGTGGCACAGGTGTTGGCTTTTCTGTTGAGAGAGAAAACGTAGATAAACTTCCTATTGTCAATGAACACTTTGAAAAAAGTACAACTGTAATTAAGGTTGGAGATTCTCGTTCAGGTTGGTCAAGAGCATTGCGTGAGTTAATTGCAATGTTGTATGTTGGTCAGATTCCTACATTAGATGTTACAGAAGTAAGACCTGCAGGAGCAAGATTAAAAACATTTGGTGGTAGAGCATCAGGTCCTGAACCATTTGTAGATTTATATAGGTTTTGTATAAAGACTTTTCAACAATCTGCAGGTAGAAGATTGTATCCAATAGAATGTCACGACATAATGTGTAAGATTGGAGAGGTTGTAGTTGTAGGTGGTGTTAGACGTTCTGCTCTTATTAGTTTATCTAACTTAGGAGATGACCAAATGCGATATGCTAAGTCAGGTCAATGGTGGGAGAATGAAGGTCAACGTGCATTAGCTAATAATAGTGTAGCATACAAAGGTAAGATTAGTATGGAAACATTTATGCGTGAATGGTTGTCTCTTGTAGAAAGTAAGTCAGGAGAACGTGGTATCTTTAATCGTAAGTCTGCTGTCGAACAAGCAGGTAAAAATGGTAGAAGAGATACAAACTATGCATTTGGTTGTAATCCCTGTAGTGAGATTATATTAAGACCCTATCAGTTCTGTAACCTATCAGAGGTTGTTGTAAGGTCTGATGATACAGAGAAAACTCTTTTAGAAAAAGTAGAGATGGCTACAATATTAGGTACATTTCAATCTACTCTTACTGATTTCAAGTACTTACGGTCAATATGGAAAAAGAACACAGAAGAAGAAAGATTGCTTGGTGTATCACTAACAGGTATTATGGACAGTAAATTATTTAATGACTACAACACTATATTTTTAGAAGATGGTCAGCAAGTATTTGATGGTTCAAGAGTTGGTTCTATTCTTACAAAGTTAAAAAAGAAAGCTATTGAAACAAATAAAAAGTATGCAAAGATGTTAGGCATACCACAATCAACGGCTATCACATGTGTTAAGCCAAGTGGTACAGTATCACAACTAGTAGATAGTGCAAGTGGTATTCATGCTAGACATAGTGCATATTATATTCGTACTGTACGTGGTGATAACAAAGACCCACTAACAGAATTTATGAAATCAGCAGGTATACCAAATGAACCTGATGTTATGAAGCCTGATAGCACTACAGTATTTAGCTTTCCAATGAAAGCACCTGAAGGAGCAACAACTAGAAATGATATGTCTGCCATAGACCAATTAAGATTATGGAAAACATATCAAGAGTATTGGTGTGAACATAAACCATCTGTTACTATTTCTGTAAAGGAAGATGAATGGATGGAAGTTGGAGCATGGGTATATAAAAACTTTGATGATATATCAGGAATTAGTTTCCTACCACATAGTGAACATACTTATGCACAAGCACCATACCAAGAAATCACAGAAAAAGAGTATAAAAAACTTGACAAACTTATGCCTGATGTGATAGATTGGAAAAAACTGCAAGATTTTGAAAAAGAGGACAATACAACAGGGTCAAAAGAGTTGGCTTGTAGTGCTGGAGTTTGTGAAGTCGTTGATATTGAGTCCACATAATCAGGTAGTTTACCCTTCGGAGGTGGTGTTTTACCCCTCTGACGGTCTTTAAAACAACAAAAATTTTTTACGAAAGGAGAAATTTATGAAAAATGCAAGAAAAATAGACTTAGAGAACTATACCAAAGGTAATGCAAGGTTTGTTGATGATGAATGGTGGTATTATAGTAGTTCAGGCACATATAGAGAGAGAGTTGTAACTCATGCTCGTAAAAATACAAATCGTATGTTTGTAGGTGGTAAGTTTATACCTAAATATTCAGACTATAAAAACAGAATACTTAATCCACTTCATAAACCCGGTAATTATAAATCTCTTGATGATGCATATTCACATAATGAATTAGATGAAATGGCTAAAGATAAAAATGTTAAGGGTGAATTATACATAGCCACTAGACCTGAGTTTGAAAAAAAGGGTTGGTTTAAAATAGGGATGTCTGTAAACTCTGCTGAGAGTAGACTTAAAAATTATCAAACAGGTAGTCCTTTTCAAGACTACTATCTTGTTGATAAAAAAGCTGTAACAAATGTTGCAGATGAAGAAAGAAAAATGCACAGATATATAAAACAATTCTGTGATAAGAAAAGTAATGAGTGGTTTAAAATAGATAAGGATAGACTACTTGAATTGTTTAATCAAGAGGAAGGAGAATAACATATGAGAGAAATATTAATAGGTGCAGCTAGAACTTACTATGTGGGATTAATAAACAAGCACATATCAAATGTAGAAGTGTTACTTACAAATCCTACAGGTATAGGAGAACACCAAGACATACAAGATTCTATTGAAGTAGAACTTGGTAAAATAGCTGATTATAATGATAAGTTAGAAATGCTTATAAAGTATTTTACTAAACCTCAACAGACGGATGAACAGAAAGTGGAGAAAAAGAGTGCTTCAAAGTCGTAGGTTTGGATTAAAAAAATACGATGCACCTTTACGTATACAATTTGAAAAAGGTGTGCAGTGTTTTAGACAGGGTAAGGTTAGAAGTCCTTACCCTCTAAACACTATGCAGTATCGTGAGTGGCAGAGAGGTTTTAATTCTGCCTACACGAATAATTTAAAAAAGGTTAAGGGATATGAATTTAGAAGAAGAGGTACAAAAGTATATGGAAAATAAAAGTAAAAGCGTTATAACTGCTAGTGCTTATCAAGCAGAAGCAAAGAAAACTGCTATATTTCCTGCAGACAAAGCCCTAGAGTATTTATCTCTAGGGTTAGTCGGTGAAGCAGGTGAAGTAGCCAACAAGGTCAAAAAGATTATACGTGATAAAAAGATTGATGTAGATGTGGCAGGTGAGATTGGGGATGTGTTGTGGTACTGTGCTATGTTAGCTGATTATTTTGATGCTGACTTAGGTAAACTTATGGAAAATAATATAGATAAATTACAGTCTAGAAAGAAACGTGGTGTGCTAGGTGGTAGTGGGGATAACAGGTAGGTTATAAATCTCCTGATGTACCTCTTAATTGTTTAAATCTATCTAACCCCCATAGGAGAGGAGATATACGATAGCCACCTACAACAAATGTTTTTCTGTCTCTATCTGCTAAAATAGAACCCTCTCCTAAAAAATTATTTTCATACTCTTCTTGTATACGTTTTTTTATACCTCTAGGAACTTTATTCCAAGCTGCAATATCTACTTGCGAATAACTTAATTGTTCTTCTATAGGTAATTCCTTATTCATTTCTTCTTGTTCAAATTCTATTTGTGCTTTAGCAAACTCTTTAGCTTCATTTATTTTAACTTTAGACTCTCTTAAAAATATATTTCGTTTAGTTTCAATAGGTGCATCTCTATATTCATCACTTCTCATTACAAAGTTTTCCATATAAACATTTAAATTAGTTTCTAAACCCTCTTCACTTAAATAATACCTAGTGTACATATCTATTAACTCATCAGAGTCTCTTCTATAAATATCTATAGGCATTAAATTTAACTTACCCATTTCTTTTTGCATTTCATTTTTAGGATTTCTTAAATTAAATCCAGTAACCTGACCTCTTATCATTTCTTTTCTTGTTAAGTCTCCTGTTTGAAATGCTGAACGTGCAGGTCTACCATAATCTCTTTCAGGCAAATAATCTGTAGGTATACCTATAGACTCTCCCCAACTTTTTAATGGTAAATCAGGTAGATTTCTTGTTGCTCTATAATACATTGCATCTAATAAATTAATCATTCTATCACCTAAATCTGGTACAAAAGGTTCATCTCCGATTACCCTACTTGTATCCGTTCCAAATCTAGTTTCTTTAATTTTACGTGACTCTTTATCAAATGTTCCATATATATCACCAACTATTTGAAAAGGTATATTAAAAGCTGCTACTATATCACCTACAACTGAACCAATAGCCCTTTCAAAATCTCCTGTTGCTAAGTCATCAAACATTTTATCCATAGCATATAATCCAAATCCTGTTCTAAAAGTTGAACCAAAAAGAGATTGTAATGCATCATATCCAAATCTTCTAAATTTATTTTGAGGTAGGGAGTCTGTTTGATACCTGTACACAGTGTCTGCAACTAACATGTAAGGTAAAAAAGGACCATAAAATGCTCGACCATCTATTAAATTTCCTTGAGAGTCTTTCATTTCATAAAAATAATTTGTATCTCCTTGTTTTACTCTCCAAGCATAGGCAGTGAGAAGTGCCATAGTACCTGCCGTTTGTTTAGAAAATAACTTTTTACCTTCAGGTGTAAATTTCCAATTAGCATCAAACCAATCATATGCTTCAGGATTTTTCATACCTGCTCTATCTATATTTAAACCTCGTGTTATGAAAGGCACTACAGGCATGTGGTCGTTTAAAAATTTTAACTGACTTGCAATAAATCTTGGAAATGGCATAAATGTTGAAATAACAAAAGGATAATCACCATGTGCTTTAATAAAACCTTTTGCAAATTTACCTAAATAGGTATTACCCTTTATCTCAGTTTGATATACAAAATCGTATGCTTCGGCAAATGCTTTTGTCATAAACTCTTCTGGTATTAAATCAAATTGACCTGAATATATTGTATTCTTTAAATTGTAAGTTGCACCTTTTCCTAAATCTCCTTCTTCTAATAAATCATCATATTGTTTTTTTGTTAAACTATCTAAATACTGTGTAGCCCTAACATTATCAGCATCCCCCATCTGTAACCCTATTCTATTTATGAGAATTTGTCTTTTTGCTGCATCAGATAAAGGTGCATTCCATTCGTTTAACTGCCTTGTTAAAGATGCAGATATGACATTTGACTTCCAAAAATTATCAGAATAGGTGTTTAACAGGTTCATTTTTCTTCCAAGTTTTGACAGCACAGTTTCTGTTGTTGCAGATTCTATATCGGCAGCTTGTCTAAAAAGTCTTGCACTTTCTTGTGGAAACTGTTGCTGCATTAATTT